GTTTGCGTGATAGACTAGGAACCCATTGTCATGAGGCAGAACGCTTCGCTCAATGCAGGTTTTCCATCAGCGATAAGCATCCCGCGATAGAGCACGCTTGCAGAGCTAAAGCCAGCGTCACGAGAGGCTTCAATGATCGGGGCTTGAGAGAAGTTCATGTAGTAGTAATCAAGGTCCCCGAATAGGATAGTGTTGTTTGGCATATAGTCATCAACCAAATAAGGATGGTTAAGGATTTTTTGGATAAACCCATTCTGCGGGTCCTGAGAAAAGATAGGTAATCCGGTGCTCGTTCTTACCTTCATCATAGCCGCTTCCATGAGGCTGTTGAACACCCAAGTTGCTCCGTTACGATACATTGTTTTCAGGGTGGCGCGGGCATTCACGAAGTCATCAAAGAGTAGCCCAGTAGATGCATAAGTGAGCGAGTTCGTACTATCCCATGTAACTCCGGGAATGATTCCTAGTGGTTGACTTGTCCCCACTCCGTTGAGGATTGCATTTTCAATGGCAATTGCAAGTTGATTGGACATTTGCTTGACGATGTAATTTTCAAAGGCATCGATCGTCATGACCATTGCGGCAATGGAAATTTGTGCATACTTGGCAAGCGTGTAGCCGCCCAGCACAACACCTGATACTGTGTCGTCGCCATAGCTTGCGACAGCGGCCTCAGTCGTCCACAAGGCGGCTGTGAGTGCATTGGCAACAGGCAGTACGACATTGCCAGGAATATAGGTATCACTAATGAAAGGGAAGAGAACGCTAATTTGGCGAAGCTTCTCGATGATCTTATCGTAGGTGGTTGTCGGTACAGCCGCCCCGCCACTTCCTACTGCGGTTGTAATGGCCCGTTGCTCAACATCGTTAAGCTTTTTGCCCTGGAGTGTCTTGAGATATGCCGAACGATATTCTGGCATTCCCAAAAGTTCGTCGCGCCCCATACCTTCGAAGTCAATGTTCCTAACTTGAGTTTGAGCTTGTCCAGCAGGTGCTGCGCCAACTCCGTAAGTTCCCATTGGATTAAATTGGCCTTGCTGGATTTGGGTAGCTCTATTTTCGGGAGGGAGTTCAGTAGTATTATTAGGAGTAGTGGCAAGAATAACTGGAGGAACTTCGGCAGGAATGCCATCGATCATGCTTCGTAATTCGACAATCTCAAGATTGATAGAATCAATCTCCTGCCCAATGGAGCGCACCTCGACTAGATCAGTTGAAGCGTTACTTTTTGTATTTAACTCCTGCTTGCGAGCCTCTTTTGCGGCCAATAATTTTAATAGTTTATTCTTCATCTATGTTCACCTTAGCCCTTCATTTTAATTTGATTCTTGAGCTTCAATAGTTCAAGCTCTTTGGTTGCCTCCTGGTTGCGTTGCTCATTCGAACTCTCCAGTTCTTTGGCGCGGGCATTCTCCAATGCCGCCTTAACACTCTCCAGTGCTGTTGCGTCACGAGCGTTCAGGTCTGCTCCTGAGTAAGCAGGGAACGAAACCGCCGCTACCTCAAAGACTTTCCTTATAGATAAAATGGTTCGGGATGGCATGTCTGTGTCCAGCCCTGTCCATTCATCGTCACTAACGGAAAAAATAAAAGACATGCCGCTCATGTCTCCTCTAGCTATTGAACCATAAAGGGCTTTGGCATCGTTGTTATTTTCGATATCAAGGACAGCCCTCGTGTTAAGCCCTTGGTCATCAACCTGAAGTTGAAGCGTCGAATTTGCATTGTTGTTTCGACTTCTGGCGAGCGGAATATCATCTAGGTCATGATTAATAGAAAAAAGAACATCCGTAAAATCAGTTCTATCGAATGCTCCCCTTGCTATGGTTTCATTCCAGCAGTTATACATATTTGTTGTCTGCCCGAATACAGCCGCATGACCTTGTATGACATTTCCTTCTGGTTCTGCGGTTATATCCGGCATGGCGAACGATCTCTTCTCCGACTGACCAGGCCCTGCTATTGGAAAACTCTTTTTCTTACCCATTTATTAAGTTCCTCCTGTTCCGTTTGTTGTGCCCGTTGAACCTGTCGTGCCTGTTGCCCCCGCTGTTGGTCCTCTGCCGATACCTGCCATTCCCAACTGGTAAATGCTAGCTAAGTTGGCATCTATAAAGTTAAGAGACATATGCCGAATATTGCCACCTTCATATGGAGCCATGCCAAACAAAGATAAGATTTGATTATCGGTCAGGATTCCCCTATCGCCCAAAGCAGCAACAAAGGCCATCTTATTTTTAGTATCCATAAGCTCAAGATTCTGCTGGTAAAACTTAATTTCATGCCCAACGTCTTGCTCTCGTTGTGAGAAGAGACAGCTAGAGAAAGCTTGTCCCATTCCGATTACGATAGGTTGAATGGTCTTGCTGTAGAACGATTGGTATTGTTCGTCTGTGTAATCGCCATTCAAGATCGGAAGCGATACTCCGAACCACCTGAGCACTTTGTTTTCCAAAAACTTCAACGTCTCAGCATCAATCAGTTTTGGATCAATCGTAAGAGGGGTATACTCTCCTTTTAAATCCATAGGTAGTATCCCGGTCGATCCATCGCTAATGGCTTGCTCGAATCTCAGGCGCTCTGCTCGGAGCTTATCATCATCCATTAAGGT